TTATCATAGATTGATATAATCTTAGTTCTTTTGCCAATTCTGTCTTTTTTCCAAAGAATTCTTTGATTATGTCGGTTGCTTTTGAATCTCTATTGTTTAAAGTATCCGTTGCAATCTGTCTAACCAATAGTTCAAACAGAATTCCTGTATTTTTATACTTACTATGTTTTAATTTTGCCATTACTTCCTTCTATTTTTGGTAAAGTAACCTATATATTTGTTTATAAATATCTTAATTATCAGATTCCAATATGTTTTTTTCATCTAATAAGCCAATTTCAGATATTTCATCATCTGTTTTAAGTGATTCGGTTATAATTTTCTTAGTTTTTAACTTTACCTTCATTTTAGATAACATTGTATCTGTAGATTCTTTGTTAACCACTTCGTTTGCATTATATGCTTTTTCTGGTTTAATACTTATACTTCTGTTTCCAATTGGGTCTCTACCAAATGCGTTATCATCAGTAGCGTAATTACCACCTTCTTTTGGTCTACCAGCACCTGGCCATCCACCTTCAGGTGCACCGCCTATGTTTTCTTCAAATGAACCAAAATCTCCATCATCTTGTGATTGTTGAGATGCGGTTGCTAAATCATGTGGTGTTCCAAATGATTCACCTGTTTTGACAGGGTCGTTACCTTCGGTTTCGATTTGTTCATGTCTGAATTTAAGTTTAAGGTCATTAATAACTTTAGCCTGTTCTAACTTCCATTCATCATCTGACATATTAAAGATGTTTTTATACATCCATTCGTGTGATACCATTTTAAGGTCAATCATATCTCTAACTAAAGATACTTTTTCAGACCAAAGGTTTGCTTTTTCTTGTTCGTATATAATTGATGGTGTAGTTAATTCTAATTCAAAGTTTACCAAATCACCATCCTCATATCCTTGTGCATATAAGTGAACGATTGCAATCTTAGTTAATTCTGAAAGAACAATCTTTTGGATTCGCTCTACAGAACGAGCAAATCTAATATCTTGCTGAGCAAGTGTTGATTTACCCTCTACACCTTCTTCATACCCAATGAATGATTTTGGAACTTTAAGAGCTGCCATCATTCTATTCTTTAGGTATTCGATATCATCAATACCACCGAACTCCATACCACTAAGAGAATCAATCTCAGTACCACTTTGTCCACCTCTTACAGGTAAGTAATAATCTTCTAACATATTTTGAAGATTGAACTTTAGGTTGTACTCACCAGTCGATTCATCAATGTATGGAGTTTTCTTCATCTGGTCGATGATTGATGCCATATACGAATCAACTTCTGCAGGTGGAATATTACCGATATCAATTTTAAAGATTCTCTTTTCAGGTGCTCTCATAATACGATGTATCATCATCGCATCTTCCATAAGAATTAATTGTTTCCAAGTCTTTCTAGCACCTTCTAATAACGAACGCCCGTAAGGTAGGAAGTTTGTATCTGTTAATAATCTGAAATGTGCTACTTGAAATGATTCTAAGAACTTAGTTTCATTTCTTTGTGAGATTGCGTTTGTGTTTTGTTGTTCTACTTCAAATCTTACTGAATATGGGTTATCTAAATCATAACCTTCTTCTCTTCTCGTTTCATATGTTGATAATGGTGATACGTTTACAATACCCAATTCATCATCAATATCTAAATAAAGATAATAATCACCATATTTGTTCATACCTCTAACCCAAGACCAAAGGTTGAACTCAATGTTTAATACATCATAAAATAAGTTGTGAAGTGTTTTTTTGATTTTTTCATCAGATGAACTAATTCTAAGAACATCACCCATATCATTTTTCAATGTGGCCTCATCTGAGTAGATATCCAATACCGATGATATAATGGAATCCTTATCCATTGCTTCATAATCAGTATATAGTTCTAATTTATTTGAGTGATAATTAAATCTTTCATTGTAGGTTTGCCAATTCTTTCTTGAGTTAGAACCATGTAATCTACCATACCTATCATAATAAGCAGAGCCTCTACGATTACCATCACTTTGTAATCTTGAAGAATCAACTACCTTTAACTTATCTTTTCCTATTCTACGAACTACGGTTTGAGTTGAGAATAGTCTTTTTAATCTTCCAAATAATGAAGTATCTGCCATAATATATAGTAATACGTTTGTTTATATAATCCTTACAGAATATAAATATTAAAAAAAATAGAATTAACTCAATCTACCTTTATAAGATACTTACAATTATCGAAATGCCATTGTTTCCAAAAAACTACCATCACAATAACCAACTGATATCTTCATCACCTCTACCAGTATTCATCTTCCATGCATTTTTAGCAGCTTGTGGTGTTGTTTTGAATATACCTGAGTTTTTAGAGGTTAGAGAAAGTGCTTTTCTGTTTAATTCAATACCTTGCTGTCTTAATTTTAATGCGGTATCTCTTACCCACAAAGATGTTGAGAATGAAATCACCAAGTCATCATTATAACCCTGCTGTGCTTCAGCTCTACTACCATTCCATATAAATACGAATAGTTCATCTATTAACCTCTTAGAACGGATGATTGGAACTCTCTCCCTCATATATGTATCTAATTTAGATATAACCAAAGGTCGAGTCCTACTCGTCATTGAGAAGCCAGGCACCATCTGAGATTTATCTTTTAAATCATATCCTTTTTGTAAATGAATATCATCATCTACATATCCAAACTCTTTGTAGGAATAATATAAGTTTGAATAATTTCTATCAATTGCCTCTTGGATTACTGCCCACCCAATATTTGCGTTTTCAATCACTAATAAGGCATCGTTCCATTCAGTTGCTACATTCACCAACATATTACCATAATGTTTGGTTTCAATCTTACCTCTGTATTCTGCAACCTGTTCTACATTTTCTACATCTATTACATGGAATGCCGAGTAATCTGCACCATCACCTCTGGCAACATCCGCTACTACAATATAATCTTTTGAATAATTTGGTTGTGACCATATCCAATAGTTACCATCAAATCCTCTTTTCTCAACTGGTTCTTGAACATGAGTTTCTTCAAACCATTGTAGGAGTTGCCCATCGACTACTGTATAACCAGATGAAATGAAATCACAATCACATTCTTGTGCTGCCATCTTTTCACCTAACAATTGAGTTTGTTCTAATCTCCACTTTTGGTTTCGTTCTGGGTGTACTGTCCAATGGAGTTTGATTGGATTCCAACCATCACCTTCTTCACCCTTTAACCAAGTCTTATGAAAGAAGTTACCAACACCATTTGGAGTTGATAATACAATTGCTTTACCACCTGTTGATAGAGTTGATTGTGCTGATGCCCATATTTCATCAACCCCTTTAATGAATGCAGCCTCATCTATAATCAACATTGATAAGGCTTCAGAACGTCCTGCATCACCACTTGCTGATGTTGCTTTGATTGTTGAACCATTTTTTAATCGTAAGGATAGTTTATTATCTTCTTCAGTTTCACCCCTTAACCAAGATGGCAAGTTCTCATGCATATATCTTACCTTAGTAACTAAGTTTTTAGCTACCTCTTGTTTGGTTGCAATTACTAATATGTTTTTATCTTCGTGGAATAACATCATCCATAATGAATAACCTGCGGATAATGTTGAGATACCTAACTGACGTGATTTAAGAATTACATTGAATCTGTGTTTATCAAACTCATCCATAACATCTTCTTGAAATTCAAAAAGGTCGAATAAGATTTTACCACGTTTTGGGTGTTGGATGTAACAATACTTTTTGAAAAAGTAAACAGGGTCTTTAGCACATTTTATGTACTCTTCCCTTATAAGTTCTTTTATTGATTTGCTCATAACTCATTTTCCTATTTTCCACATCACTCTTAGAGAACCAACTGGTTGTAAATTTTGATTGATACCTAATCCCACTCCAATTACTTTTTTACGTTTACTTCTCCAAAGTAACTCACCACCAATGTAATTAAATTGTTCTTGATTTCCTGCTAAACCAAATCCATAATAAAATTCATTCTTAGAAATAAGTGAATCTCTTTTTATGATTGTAGTTGGAATATAAATGTTTGGATTGATTTCTCTGAATATTATTTGATTTTTTGATATTGTATCATTGATTATAATATTACCTAATGAATCTAAATCTAATGTATCCGTATAAAAATACTTTGCATAATAATCTTTTAATACTGAAAGTGTATCAATATCTTTTAAGGTTGTATCATGTACCGTATCAACTCTCACTCTCCATTTCGGAACATAAACTAAACTATCAAATTTTACAGTATCCCATTTTGTTTCTATTTTGGTAATAACAGTTCCTTCAACTACATCAGGTTGTTTATTTCGTTTACCAAATAAATTAAAATCAACCATTGGACCAGAACATTGTTGCATGATAATGATTATTACAATCAATACCACTATGATTATGTTCTTTATGTTACTGAAAAATTGATTCATTATTTTTTGTGGTATAATTCATATACCTTATTTATTAAGTTTGATTTTGTAAGTTTAGAATCTAATGTTACTTTGAATTCTTTTTTAGCTTTTGCAATCAGTTCATCTTTTTTTAATTCTCTCAAAGATGTTTTAGTTACTTTAACGGGGGTTCTACCTTTACGTTTTGAACCACCTGCTGCTTTTGCAACATCATCAACTTGTTTAACAACTTCTGATGCTGATTCTTTTACATCATCAATTTCTTCTTTAACTCGGTTGTATCTTCTGTTAACTTCTTCTACAACATTATCAAAATCTTCTTTGATATCATCAACTTTTTCTTCGATTTTTTCATCGATTTCAGTTTGGTCTTTCAGCCAATTCCATAACTTTAATATTAGTTTTTTTAAGGTTT